GGAATCCAGCTGTACTCGGACCTCTTCCCGCGACGCTGAATAACTTGTATGGTGCGAATCCAGATATTTCGGGTAGTATGCGATATTTCTTAACAGATATTTCGGGTTCGGTACCGTCCTTTGACGGCTGGCCTCTGAACGCTACATTAGAAGCGACCTATACATTTATTCGCGCCGAAGAACAGCAAGCGTTTGTGAAAAAAACCGTACGTTACAATGTTCGACAGGTTCAGAATTTCATATTCTCAGGAATCAATACACGTGATACATATCGGTTGGACGTTCATAATATAGCCACCCGAATTGCGTATTTCGGCCGCCGATCCGACGCGATACCGTACCGAAACCAATCGACAAATCTGACGAATTGGATCAATACGCAGGGCGCGAATCGTCCGTTTGCGACACCGGTCAATCCGGCGAGTTATCCGAATAAAGTATATATCAACGGAAAGCCAACTGATATCGGACGTTCGGGTCTCAACATTCCAGGATTACAACGTCGTATTTTACGAAACGTATTTCTAACGGCGAACGGTACGCAATTGTTTGATTCCGAGGATCCATCCTATTTCACCGAGTATGTACCGTACCGGTTTCTCAACGGAAATACCGCACCGTTTAATGATTACGGTCTCGCGTCCCAGTCGGAAATGTGGCCAATTCATACCTATAGTTTCGCGTTACACGGTTCCAGTGTCGAGCAACCCGACGGTACATTGAATACCAGCCGAATTGATCGTCTAGAAATGGATGTGGATGTCGAACCGATTCCGTTTCTTGCGAACTATACGTATGAATTACAGGTTTTTGTAGAAACGCTGAATTTCTTAGAAATTAGTAGTGGTTTGGGCGGTCTCAAGTTTGCGAAGTAACAATGTTCGCTTTTCTCATATTTATGAATTTAATATAAATACATAAATATGAAAAAATCTGCTAAGTCTAATACTGAGTGACCCACCAATCGTCGTGGAAGTAGGGAGGTACTTCCGTAAAGGTGTTGCTGACGATAGTCTTGGATGGTCCTTCGCGGTAAAGAGTATCAATCTGTGCGTAGTTGAGTGCGTACGCATAGTACTTCAGACGCGAGACCATACCCTTCGCGGCGTTATCCACCGTAAATTTTGTACGTATCGTTTTATCCGTCGAATCCCGCGGGAATTTGATAGGATAGAGTACATAGACGTTGCCAAAGTTGAGTTTCGGCACGACGTCAAACTGGTGGCGTACCGTGACGTTACCATTGACATATACGTCTAAATATTTACCCTTGAGTACTACGACTAAATGGAACCACTTACCGATAGGTATATTCGGAATCTCTACGTAGTTGTCCCATCGGGTCGTAGAGTTCATGTACAGTCGCAGCGTATTCTTATTGCCTTCGACGAACAGACCAGGAGCCATCAGCGGAAAACCATCCTTGGATCCCTTGTGCATAATATGTTTGAGAATTGTCGGTTTGTTCTCGGAGGTGACGCCGCATTCATCGGATACTCGCGCTTCAAAGGTATCGGGAGAAATATTCAGATACATGGAATAACTTAGTTCCATACCGTTCAACTCATTCTGACTGTTGTAAATCAACGCGTTGGCGTCGGGTTTCTGTACGATAAGTTGCTTACCTGGCGTTGTATCCGCGAAGAGTACAGTCGTCTGTTCATTGAATCGACGAACCATAGTTACGACCGTTTCAAATATAGTGATCACGGAATACGCGGCGAGCATAACAACAATTGTTAGAAGGATCTGGCTGACCAGATTTTTACCGAGTATGTAACTCAAGGGACCCGATGTTGTATCCATTTCCTCTATTTATATGGTTGAATTAATAAAGTTTTAGTCTTATGAATACTAAAACTTAATAATACCGGAAATTATTTACTTGCTTTTGCCGGAATAGTTGATTTTGATGCCAAGTTTATCGCCTAGGTATCCGAGTAAGCCAGCGCCGCTCGCGGGACCGGCCTGGTAGATAGCATAGATACGGTCCGGGGTGAGAGGATAGGCCATAAACTGGATACCACTGATTTTACCGCCGTAACCGCCCTTCTGACCAATCACTACTGACTGCGTACCCGTTGCCGGTGCGGCAGGGATGGTGGGAAGTACGCAAGAACGATTGAGCTTACCGTCGTAATAGACATCTACGATACGTCCATTGACGGTCACCGTAATGTTGATCCAGCGCTGGAGATCAATATCCTGGATATCGCACATCGGCGATGTCAGCGAAGGAGCGAACATCTGGGCGCCCTGCTGTCCGGATAGCAGATTCTCAAAGTTCGTGTTCTTCGTGTAATCCGTATCTTCACCGCTGGTAGCATCCGTGTGGATACGAACCATCAGTTTCGCCTCATTGGGATACAGTACGCTAGTAAAGAGAGAACTATCGGAGAGATTGCTATCTACAATCTGGAGTACGCTCTTCGGCATACCAGAGCGGTAATCCCAGCTCGAAATGTACATCCAGAAACTAATCGTATATTCACCACCCTGCTTCACACGGACGTCTTCGTTATTGGTAGGAAACGGTAAGGCTTTGGGTACGTTCGCATCGACCTCATTGCCTAGTACTACGACTTCTAGTTCCGAGCCCTGGATCAGGAATTTGTATAAGTAGTACAAAGCGAGTAAAAACGCAATCACGTAGACTACGTTTATGATCGATCCGCGGTTGTTGGTTGTAAAATTGCGGATAGCGTCCATATTCTTCTACCGTAATACACCTAAAATTCTTTGACATCCCGATGTACGTAATCACTTAGGCAAACTCATAATCAATGTAGTCTAATCCACCGACCTGAACCCGGAAACCACAAAATCCCATTTCGCACAGGGTTTTCAGGAATTGTTTCCACGCATCGTTGATACGAAAGGGCGTATCGGGAATTAACGGCTTACCCCGAGTATCGGTATTGCGCTTATAATTTCGCATCACCTCATGTTCCGTGAGACGCGAAGGCCGTGCTTGGAACAGTCCCGCTTGACCCGAAAAATCCGGAGATGTTTCAAGGAGAACTCCGACGGGATTGAGTATGGGTAAATTTTGTAATAAGGTCGATGTAGTGAGGACACCGTTCAAGTAAATATCTACGCTACGACCTTCCTGAGTAATAGTGATTTGATTCCAGCGCGCCATCATAAAATTCTCGACGTCTAAATTCACCACGCCGTCGGGACGATGAACTCCGTTCGCGGCAAGAGGTTTCACACGTATGCGTGCGACCTGGTGAATTGGATCCAATAATACGTCACCGACACCGAGAATATATAAGAACGGTTTGAATCGGAAATCGCCTTCGGGACCACCTATAGGAATATCTTCGCGATTGGCCTCTTCCATATAGACAAAGAAACTCAGAGTGAAATTGTTACCGAGCGAATTGTTGATTTCCTCCTGCGTAAATACGGTTGTCATCGATCTCGCGGCTCCCGCGGTCGTTCGTTTCAGAACATAGGGACCCATAACCGTCACATCTTTCGCTTTGGGTGAAAACCACCAGTAGATAGCACCGGCGACAATTAGTATTAACATAATGATTACGCCCCATACAGCCATAGGCGAGGAACTCGCAGTCGCTTTCGCTCTTTGCGTCATTTCCCCAAACATATCCATTTTCCTTATTATTGACTACGTTTATTTATACACCGTAAATTCCAAAGATACTATAAGTATTCTATGCTTTTGGAATGGATAGTCACGATTCTCCACGGAATCTTATGTGTTGTGATGGTCGTCGGTGTTATTTATTCGCGTACGCGAATCGCTCAGGGAGCCGTACTCGCTACGTTGCTACTGATTTTCTTCGGAATTCGCATGTTCCGCGGATGCGCGATGGATTCTTTGGAAATTTGCGACGACAAACCTATACTCGCGGATATGGGTATGGCATTAACTATTCAGGATTACAAACATACGGATATCTATACATACGAGCAAATCGCTGTTGGAAATTTAGTTATCATTCATTTGATTCAGATTTTCGTTCAATCATTCGTTCCAGTGGAACGTTTCTTTGAGTAGAAACGTGAGCGCAAACGCAAAAATTATATTTACGGTCATACCTACTAAATCTTCTCTGACGTTGCTATGATTGGTTCCGAAGAAATGATCCATAACATCCGGTCCAAAGTTTTTATGAATTTGCGCGTGGTGTTCGCGATGGTGTGGCGAACCAATTATACTGTAATTGACAATATGAACGGAGGCATACCATATCGCAAAGAATACAACGACGCTGGTAGGTACTCGCCACGGCGAAAAATATTGTATCGCTAAGATTGTCAGACTCATACATAAATCGTTGATGAGTTCTATAGCTAACTCGACACGTCGATCTAAGAGTTTGAGAGGTTGATGATGAAAATTCCAGTGCGTATTCAAATGACTGAGCAGTCCTTCGCTAGGCAATACGTGTAATACACGGTGCGCAAAATACACCCAGAAATACATAATTATAATACCGAGGACCGCGGACAATGCGTGTCGCTCAGGACATAATAAAATACTGAAGGCGGCGCCCGCAAGAATCATCAAGCCGTAGGGCGCGAGCCACTCCGTCGCGTGTTCTTTTGAGAAGATTCGTTCCATACTTATCTTCTCAAAAGATTAACATAATACTTTAGGCGCACTTCGCCATGAGCGAAGTACCGAGACCTAAATCGATCTTCGTATTTTTTGTAGGAGGAGCTACAGGAGTATCGGCTCCTGAACATATCGGACGTTCTTTACTAAATACGGGCGGTCCAGGACACAATTGGCGCATATCTTCGGCGCTCAGCGATTCTTTCCACACGTACATATTCTGGATCTGGGCTTGCGCCTCCGCGGGACCCGCTAAACCGTACCATTCGTTTTCAACGTGTTTTGGATCGCCTTGTAATACCTTAGTCGCTTCCAACTTACAGTTCAAATAGACTTCTAATACACGTTTATTCAGAACGACACCAATGCGCGCCGGAATATCGAGAGGAATATCGGCAATACGTAATGATTCGCGAACCGTATCCGCGCCTTTGATTGTATCAACGAAGACAATTATATCGTTCGTATTGGGATCTAAGAATATACCGGGATTGAGACGCTTGGGCAGACCGAACGGCGGTAAATCGCCGGATTGATTCGCGGCGCAACCGGCTAAAATCGCGCCACCGACCGTAGTTTTCGCGAGTTCGCTCGAACCACGGTGGAATAGATGGCGATACGGACCTTCCGTTGTATTGTAACTACGAGTATTGTATAATACATATTCGATGGTTACACTGTATATATCGTCATACATTCCATCGACCGCCTTGTCGGCGGGCACGATTAAATTCGTAAATAACGGACTGGGAATCCAAAACAGCGAAGCGCGCGCTAAGATTTTCCAAATCGCAGGTCGTGGATCGATGAACGAGACCCACGAGAGACTTGGAGATTTACCCATTAGCATAAAAATCACGACGGCTATAAAAAAGGCGACGAGAAGATACAACAGCCAATCTCCGCCGATATTCTTAGTCGAATTTCGGACGGCCGTCGTCATATCTCCAAATACATTGGTCCCACCGGGTCCATTCAATAGAGAGGACATAATTCTACTGATATTGTAAGAAATTTAGACCGCCGGTCATTTCATTCCGGCACTAGGCCGACATATAAAACTCTCGCTGTTTTGCGGAACGAACCCAGGCTTTCAACTTGAACGCCGTCTTTTTCATATTATGCGGAGGAGATTCGCGTAACTTATTTTTACTATACGTATTTTCCTTATGACACATCACGAGCATAACTTTCATAGGATCGAGTTGCGCCAACGTATTACTGTAGGTTTTCGTAAATTGAACCTCTTCGGCGTGCGTCACCGTTTCATCACAACGGTTGGTTTTCAAATACTCTTTTGTAAAGGCCATCGTTCCGAAGGTCGCGTGATACGGTGTATAAGGACCAATTTCCCAAATCCCGCCGTCGTCTGTAAAATATAAGTGGTTTCTGGAACTACCACAGAGTTCGACCTTTTTACTCAGAAGAGTCATAACCGCGTGATGAACGCGTTCCGGCGGATAATAATCATCGTCGTCCATAGTGACAATGATGGTTCCGCGGGCTTCATCGTGAAGCCGATTCCGTTTCGCGCCGATCGTCAGTTTCGTATCTGATGAAAAGTAGCGAATGTTCATAGACGAGATGTAGGGAGTTAAGAGATCGCCGATTTTCTCCGTGCCGTCATCGAAGATAAGCCATTCCATACGTTCTTTCGGATACGTTTGGGCTTTGATACATTCTATAAGCCACGGAATAAACTTTTTACGATTATAAGTTGGCGTAACGATGCTCACCGGAGGATGCGTAGTTGATTTTGAAAGATTGTTTGGCCACGAAGACATCTTACAAATATAGTTCAAGTGTAGATTTAGACCGAGGATTGGAAAAAATTGACGAACCGTCACGGATAAAAAAATGAAGCGGGTCTCTTACTTTCTTTCAATCCTTACTTTTCTTTCTTTCTTTCTTTCTTTCTTTCCAAAATGTCTTCCCTCGTTTCTTCCCTACTTCCCAAGGCCGTCGGAGCGAAGGGTTCCGATGTGTATGCTACGACCGGTCATCCGCTCGTAGATCTCAACGTCAAGTGCGTACGAGGAGCAGATCCGGCGAGCCTTAAGAAGGATCTTCTGGCCGTTCTTAGGATCGGAACATCGCAGGCTATGGAGGACGCATTCGTCCTGGCGTTCATGGTACGCAATGTTCGCGGCGGTAAGGGCGAACGCAAGGTCTTCGAGCATCTCTTTCAGCATCTTTGCGACGAGCAACCGGTGCTCGCGAAGGCCGTGCTAGATCTGATTCCGCACTACGGTTGCTGGGACGATTTCTCGCGTCTCCTAGAGACTAAGGTTGCTCCCGCGTACCGGCGGGACGTCACGGAGTTGTACGCGAAGCAACTCAAGACCGACGCGGAATCGACGACCGGTATGAGCCTCGCGGCGAAGTGGGCTCCGCGCGAGGATAAGGATCGGCGGTTTGCTATGGATATCGCGTATATTCTGTTTCCGCGGGCTGTCGGGCGCTTCAGTTCAATGATGCGTCAATACCGTCAGTACGTCGCTAACCTCAACCGTAAGCTTAAGACGGTAGAGACGCTGATGTGCGCTGGCGACTTTGACAAGATCGATCCGAAGACCGTACCAGGTCGCGCGGGTAAGATCTACAACAAGGCGTTCCTGAACCTGCCATCGACCTACAATTCGAGTACTACGGCGGCAGCCGCGCTCCGCCATCCGGACGACGAGAAGCGGATGGCGTGCCGTGAGAAGTTCAAGGAGCACTACGCAAAGGCGGCGAAGGGCGAGGCGAAGGTCCATGGCGCGGATACGCTCTTTCCGCACGAGATTGCGAAGAAGGTCAATGACTTTGACGGAACAGCAGAGGAGAAGGACTTTCTGCTCGGCGTCTGGCGGAGTATGGTTGAGAAGGTGAAGACGGGCGGTGGTCTGCGTCGTTCGCTCTTCATGATCGACCGTAGCGGATCCATGCAGTCTTCGCACGTAGGCGACGTCCCCTACTGGGTATCGACGGCGCTCGGTCTGCTCGGATCGGAAGTCTGCGCCGAGGAGTACAAGGATATGGTACTGACCTTTGACTCGGATCCGAACATTCTTCGCTTCCGTCCAGGTTCGGACATCTTCGAGCGAATCGCTCTGCTCAACGATAGCAATGTTGGACACGGTCTCAGTACAGACTTCCAGAAGGCGATGGACCTCGTACTTCAGATGATTGAGATGAAGGGTTGCCGACCCGGCGAGGAGCCCGAGAATCTCATCGTTCTGACGGACATGGGCTGGGATCAGGCGTGCGGACCTGGCGAACGTAGCGCGTACACGGGCCACTGCTATTCGCGCGTCGTCAAGACTACGCCGTGGGAGACGCAAATCACTATGATTCAGAATGCGTTCAAGACGCTCGGCGAGCGTATGTGGGGCCCTGGACAGGGCTTTACGGCTCCCCGCATAGTCATCTGGAATCTTGCTTCCACGTACAGCAGCGACCATCACGCGGCGGCGGATACGCCTGGCGTAGCGATGCTCTCGGGCTGGTCGCCGGCGCAGTTCGAGATTCTCCAGAAGGAGGGTCCGCGCCAGATGACTCCGTACGAGATCCTACGGGTTGAACTGGACGATCCGAAGTACAAGAAGGTACGGGATCGGATCCGCGAAAATTTCGTGGCTCTCTACAACTAGTCAAAAATAGAAAACCCAGAAAAACCAGAAAAA